CCTATACATGTGTAGGTATGTCTTCCTGTACAATTATAGTGAGGATAACCTTAGCTTTGATATCTGGTTGATGAGTACGATATATCTAGATAATCGTTCTTACTACTACACTTATCGGAAACAATTGCAAGATTCACTTAAGAGTATTGGTTTTCCGAAGCTTAATGTTAAAATTCTTGTGGCTTCAAGTTCCATTGTGGCCATATTAGCTATAATTGCTAGAATCCATAGGTCATCTAAATCAGCCACTGTGTCGGGAGTGTCGCATACACGACCTAAGGAAGATGGAGAGAATAAGTTTAAATACATGGAGGTGGTGCATCGGAAGCCTCCGGGCCGTAGCCCAACACTCAATGCTTCCATAGATAGTATAGTTAACACATGTAAGCGCAATCTAATAGAGATAACGGCAATCGCAACTGATGGTTCTTCTTTGAGCTGTTATGCATTATGTCTTAGAGCAAATTTATATATCTCCGTAGCCCATATTATGCCGCGGGATGAACATTTTAGATTAGATTATATTTCTGAGGACAACAGGGGACAAATTCGCCTGCAACGGGGTGTAACCATTATTATCGATGAGATTAATGATATTTCAATATTTCAGATTTTGCCATTGCGCCCTCGTGCTGATGTGTACAAATTTATCCTTGATAAACACGTATCACAAAAGTGCATGGCAACATGGTGTACTCCATCGAACACCGTTACGCAACCGGTGACATTGTGTTGTATAGAGAACCAATGGGATGATAACTCTCTACACAAACTTTTTGCGTACGACATGCGTGTTCCGTGTGAGAAAGGACAATGTGGCACCCCCCTCCTGATGACGGTTGGTCCATATGTATCATTGGGAGCTATTTTGGTAGCATCATCGATGAATAAGGAAGTATCTAATTTCACATTTATTAGTCTTGAGCGCATTCAGCCACTGATAGCCCAATTAGAGAAAACTGTAAGTATAGCTTGCAGCCTACCTGGTGAGTTAAATCTTGCGCACGATATTGTGCCCCTGCATTGGAAGAGTCGTTTCAATTACAGACCTGATGGGTTAAATCATGTGACCGTATTTGGTTCGCTTAAGAATTTGGCTCGTGCTCGACCCAAATCAAAAGTCAGAAAAAGTATTGCGCATGATCTATTGTGTGGGTATTACACTCCCCCACTATATGGTCCTCCATTATTAGCCAGAGGTTATGGAACCAATGGTGAGTGGGTGGACTATATGAAATACAATTTGGATTTGCGTACTAGTCCACCCCCTTGCATATCGGAAGCCCTATTGGCGAAGGCTTGCAAGTCGTACTCCCATGAAATTCTAAAGGAATTGGGTTCTAGGAAGATGCGCATTTTATCACTTCAGGAATCCATAAATGGTATTGCAGGGGAATCATACATAGACTCTATAAATTTCAAGACTTCACCTGGTTACCCTCTATGTGGTGAGAAAAGAGATATGTTCGAATTTCTTGATGAAGAACAACCCTTCTTAGGTGTTAGGCTTAAATCAAACTTCCAACGTGAGTATGACCAATTCGTTTTTAATTATAATAACGGTGAACAAAATCATCCAGTATTTAATAGTGCTCCAAAGGATGAGGTGACCAAGATGAAGAATATCGAGAAAGGGAAAACGCGCATGTTTCAGTGCGCGCCCTTGTATCACTCACTTTATTGTCGACAGTTATGTCTTTCTTTCGTTCAAATATTGCAAATGGATCCAGTGCTATTCGAGAGTGCAATTGGTGTAGATTGTGCTTCTGAAGACTGGGAAGTGTATGCCCACAATATGCAAATTTTTGAGAACCACGTGAATGGCGATTTTGGAGCATATGACGTGCGAATGCCTCTTGAGGTATTATTCTATGCATGTCAGGTTATAATTAAAGTAGCAGAATATTCTGGATATAGCCATGCGGATCTTTTGGCGATGAATAACATGTTCGCTGATGCTATATATTGCTATAACAATGTTGACGGTG